GGTAGTGGTTCGTTTTGCTCTTGTTGAGTAAACAAATCATCTACAGAAGATATATCTTTATTATATCTATTCTTAATATATGAAAGAACGTCTTCGTCTTTTATAGTTGAACTTTCAACTTCCGAGACAGACTCGGTATTTTGTTCTACAGTAGGCTCTACAGCCATTTCTGTAGCGGTATTTTCAACCTTTTCGGAGTTTTTGTTTTCTTCTTCGTGTTTTTTAAGTAGTTTCGCCTCTACTTCCTGTACAGATTTTTCCTCCAAAGGGGTTACTTCTTTAATTTTTAATTCCATTTTATTTAATTTTACGCAAAGTTAATATATAATTTGTTATAAAATTTAAGCCTATCTAGGCTCAAATTCTGCTAAGTCAAAACCATCTAAACTATCTTCGTTTGATTCAAAACTAAGAGCTGGCAAATTGTTTTTACGCTGCTCAATAAGCTTTGATTGTTCTGTATTTGCTTGAGATATTCTATTTGATTTTGCTGTTTCTCTTTGTGACTCTCTATCCCTAAGTGCTTTTGCTTCTGCTTCTTTTATTCCCATTTGCAAATTAAACTCTAATTGCATAAGCTCGGCCTTAATCGCAGCTTCTCCTTTCATCTTCTCTACAGAGAATTTAGCTTTAGCCTGCTCAATCTCCATTTGAGCTTGAGTCTCCATTTGAAGTTTTTGCATTGCTGTTTGTGCAGCCATTTGCTGAGACTGCATGTTGATTTGAGCTTGCTGTTGAGACTTAACCTGTTGAGCTTGTTGCTCCTTATCTTCTTTGGCTTTTCTTCTGACCTTAAGCATTTGATTAGCTAGCTTAATGTTTTTTATCTCACGAATATCAATAGCGTCTTCTAAATTAATGTCTTGTTTAGATAGTGCCATTTGAATATTTTGCTCAAGCTGAGCTCTTTGCTCTTCATCTGGAGCTATTTCAATAAATATCCCAAAGTCGCTTAAATATAGTTGAGATATTTCTTCAAGAATTCCAACATTAAATTTTCCAACCTGATTCACAAACTCTTCTCTAAAGTCAGAGTACTCAATTAAATCTGCAATACGACTAGATAAAGCTGTGCATAATCTTTCACTCATTGCTAATCCCGCATCTAGTATATGACGAGTGGCTGTGTTGCTACTTAGTGCTGCTAGCTTCTGTAATCCAACTAACGAATAAGAATCAGGTGTTGCTCCGTCTCTTGCTTCATTTAAGCCCGTTACATCGCGAAGCATTGCCATATAGTGATTATATGTACCCACTAAACTCTGAATTTTTCCTTGACCAGAATTACTATTCAACTGCTGAATAGGAACTTTTGCATTATTGAAATCTCCATCTTGTGTAAATGATCTACCGATAACAGAACCTGTTTGGAAGAACATCCTTAATGCATCTTCAGGATTGTACGCTTGCCCTGTTCCTAAATCAACTTCATTTAATCCATCCGCATCAATAAACACTCCATCTGGAACGATCCTAGATATTACTTGTTGCATTTTTAGGTGAGTAATTTGAATCAAGTCTGCAAACGTAATCATACGCCTAACTAAAGATTCAACCGCTCCTTTATACATTCTTGGTGCGGAAGCAATATATTCAGGATAAACTTCCTGAGAAGCTGATGCAGGTCGAGCCATATTTTCAGACATTTGCCACTTAAGGAGTATGTTGGTTCCCATAACCATTACCCCCTCATACCAAACATCAATGGTCTTGCTAACTTTTTCAAAGTTCCCTTCCTCTTGCATTTCTACCGTTGGATTAAAAGTATCTTCTTTTTCAATAACTTTTTCTGCTCCAACCGCATTTGTTTTTTTCTTGTATGTAAATGTGTGCGTGGTCTTATAATTAAAGAACAACACAGTAGCGCTATCTTTGCTAAATAAACTATTATTATAATATTGAGATGTATTGTTATAGTCGTACCAACTTTGACTGTATTTGGATATTTCATTCATATCAGCTCTAGTTAGACTTGGATCTATTTTCTTAAGCTCAATAATAGGTAGTGTCTTTATTTCGCCCCAATAAAAACAATCTTTAAAATGAGGGTCTTCTGTATAACTATACACGACATTTGCAGGATCAACATATTCTATACCTATCCCCGAACCTGGCTTGAAGGAGTGCTTGCAAATAGAAAGCCCCAAAACCATTTGATCATAATACAATTGTTTTTGTAAATCATGATATCTATTTTCTGCAAGTACAGTATTTATTGCTTCTTCTTCTGCAATCTCTATGGCAGGCTTGTATTTAATCTGCATGTGCAAAGCTAGCTCCTCATCACTTTCAGGAACTTCATCTTCACTCATTCTGAATGTGTTAACACCCATCTGCTTTTGAACCTGTTTCATTATAGGTTTTGCCAACATATCCTTTTCAAGCTCTTCTTGATATTTGCTTCGCTTATCTAAAGACATTCCGTCCTGAGCATAAGCCTTGACCTTAAATATTCTGTCGGCCATTCCATTTACTACAATATCTACAAACTTAGGAATAATTGGAACGGGTGTCCAATCTAAATTAAGATAGCTAAGATCACCATCTATTGCTAATTCGTTTTTATACTTTTGAACTGATTGCTCTCCTCGAGCATATAGGCGCAGCCTATGGAAGTCAGCCCATTGATTATAGAATCGGCTTTGCCCCCCATCTTTTCTAAACCATTCATATTGTATGGCTTGACCTATTTGTAATCCAAACTCAAAACTGTCTTTTACCCTATCAGACACAAATTGACTTGGAAAACCCTGAGCGTTAATTGCTATTTTTACGTCCTCCATTTATCTTATAATTTGGCTAAAACCTCCCCTATTGTCATATCTTGCAAAGTTAAGTTTTATTTTTGATTTATTTTTAACGGGTTGATACAGGTGTCTCTGTATAGCCATAACGGCTAAACCTGAGCTAATAGATGCATCAAACTTAGTTCTATTATTAATATTGAACCTTGCCCAATCTTCTAAAGTTCTACTAAAATACATAGTTCCCATACTATCAGCATCTCTAAAATTTCCTAAAAAATCCAACCCAACATATTTTTCTATGTAAGATTCTATTGCAGCTGCATGCGCCTGCTTTACGTCTTCGCTAGAGTTTGGTATTCCCCCAAGCTCCTTTTCTGATTTAGATAGCTTTGTGTAAGATTTATCTGGCCTATTCATTGAATAACCTCTATACCCTCTGTTTTTGAAATGATACAACAACCTAGGTTTGTTGTTTTCAATAAGTATAGGCATGCCGTAAAACACACAAGCCATTAATACGTCTTCAAAAAATATTTCAGCCGTTTGAGGTCTAGCTATATATTCTAAAAAAAACTCATTAGCAGGGCCTTCATCCATGTGAAACTTTGTGATTCCATGCAAAGCTCCATTAGATCCTCCACCTCCAACCGTTCCTGATATATCGTAACTATCACACCCAAACGCTCCCATGTGTTCATTTCCAGGATATTTAAATCCTTGTTTCATTATAAATTTATTCTGAAGCTGTTTGTTAGGTGTCCATGTAATATAAAACCTACCCCTGTCATTCGGACTAAATATAACCTCTGTGTCTTTTATTCCATCTCTCCAGGAAAAAGAACCTCTAGTAATAAATTGATCTTTTATAAGAGATTCATTATAATCAATCTGTTGATATATCTTTTGAAGATTAAATAATGACTGCTTGCTTTCATCTCTGAATGCATGTGACTCAGAGCGGGGAAACTGACGGTAAAATTCATTTAATGCATCTGCATCATTTTTTAAACTTTCTACTTCATTTTCCCAATAATCAATAGCCCCTTGATTTATGTAATCACCATAAACATCTATAGTTTCTTGCTCTGGATTTCTGAATACAGGCATACCGTACCTATCAATAAACCCTTCCATATTCCATTCCATAGGAATAAATAAAGAATACAGTCCGCTTTTGGTTTGACCATTGGCGTTTCTATTATTTATATCTGAATCATAAAATAATTTTTTGAATGCATCTCCACCCTTTTCAAGTGAGTTTGATGTGCTTCCCATCATGCATTTTCCTATAACCTTACTACCTAAACGCAAACATGTTTTCGTAACACGCCAATTGTTTAATATGTTGCTTGGCCTTTCCCATTTACCTGATTCATCGTGCACAAGTAATTTAAGTTTCTCTCCATCATAACTATTGTCTCCTGTGTTCTTCCAGTCAATTGTGGTATCTAATCCCTCTACCAAATCTACCTCTTCATAATACATATTCTTTTTAGTAATCTTTGATGCAGGTACACGATAAGCTAATTCTGTTTTTGGCTTATCCATACCGTCTTGAACAGGTTTGAAAAAAAATGGATAATTGTTTGATATAGGAACTACCTTGTCTGTAAACATCTTCTTGGCATCTGCACCTGTTTTAGACAATATACCTATTCTAGCGTCTTTTGTTATGGTACCTATGTTTGCACATTCTTCACTTCCCATATACGAAAATCCTGAACGTCTTATCTTTAAATAACATACTCCAAAAGACCTGTTATCAGCTTTACATGCTTCCCAATACAAATAAAATATTCTATTAGCTTCTCTATAGTTTGGGTATCCGATATCAATTTTAGTCCATTGTAAATACATATAATGGGAGCCTGTTATATATGTTTCCACACCATTGTTATAGAACCAGAATCCATCTTCTCTTCTATCAAACTCTTGCTCTATATAATCAACCCATTTATCCTTAAGGCTAGACGGAGCTGCGTGCCAATTAAATATACTTTTAATTCTATATAGTTCTTTTGGGTATTCAAATCTTTCCCAATATTGTTCTTTTTTAGAAGAGTCTCTTTTATGTATTTTTTGAGGAGCTTTTGGTAGTGCTATTTTTAACCCATTAATAGAAACTATATTTTCAATTTGACCTGATTTTGAAATTATAACTACATCATGTTTTTCATCATAGCCATATTTCCACGATTTAGCTTTATTTTTTGTGCTAATCGTTGATTTAGGTATATAATTTTCAATTACCTCGTATAAATTATTTTGACCTTCTTTCTGCAAAACCTCTTAATGTATTATCTTTTTTCTTCTCTGTTCCCTCTTCCAACATTTCTTTTTCTGATTCAACTCTAGATAATATTTCAAATGCATCAAATATTGCTAACTTTTTAGTTGCAGCTGCATTTTTTAGTCTATCAGCTGCAAGCTCATCATTTGGATCAGGCTTGATTATATCTTCCTTTGCCACCTTAATTAATTGAGCTACAGCTTTATATCCTGCTTCTATTATCTGAAGTTTTAATTCTTTATTAATCATATATTAGAGTAATATTTTTAGTAAACATTCTGTAAAGTTTTTCTCCATCTACATTATACTCATACTCGCTATCTGGCTCAAAAGAAACTTTATCTCCTTTATTTACGCCTTTCCTATTTAAGCTTTCATTAGAATACTTAATTAAGCCAACCAAAGGCTCTTCTTCTTGGTGTGTTTTAAGATAGTGATTTTCTTTTGGTATAGGTTTTACCATGCAATAATCTGCATGGCATTTCCATTGATCACCTTGTTTATACATATAAAACTGATCGTAATCAACAAAAAACAAATCATCTTTAAAAAAGCTTTTACCACTCTTCTCTCTACCCTTCATGTCGTTATAATACTTAAAGACATTGTGATGAACCAATAAAGTATCTCCTGGCTGTATTTCTCCTGTATAATTTATAGGAGTTTCTTGTACAATAGCATACCTATTAGAAACGGTATGATCTTCTTTTGAACTGCTTACAATAAAGTCAATGTCGCCAATTCGTTTTGTGTTGTCATACCTTTTTCCATTGTAAGGTTTTACAATGAAGTAAAAAGGTGATTTCATTCAAAATTTATATTATATTCAATTGAAACAGGCATGTTTGAATTAAACTCTTTCCATAAAAACACTTCACTATTATCATTCTCAACCCAAATTTTTATTGAGTTTGATTGATCGTCATGTTTAATTAAGTGTATATGATAATTACCGCCTAAAACTTCTTGGCCTGCAAGATAATGCATAGCACTAGATTTATAGTCTGCTCCTATTGAGATTTTTCTTATTTCCATTATATTAAATTTTTAATAGGAATTTATCCTACGGGATCAACAGGCGGTTGCCAAGGCAGTCCGCTTGATGTACCTATATCTTCTATTTGTAGCTTCTTAATATACGAATAGTTGTTAACGTAAGTTTCTCCATCAGCAACTACAGTTGGTCCTAAATCAGCCTGAACTAAAGCTATAACTTGAGCTTCTGTCAAATCTCCATATGGCGTGAGTGGAGGTGGCCCTACCACTCCAGACAATTTAGATTGATATACTTTTCTAGCATACCCAATGCCATCATTTGCTTGTATTGCAGATGTAACTATTAATTGACCTGGAGCTGTTGATGTATCATACTCCATTGTTAAAATTGTCCATGTTATTATTGCTCCCATATTATTTTTTTTATTGATAAACTCTAATTTCTAATGAGCCATTAGTTAACTTATCGTCACCATTATGTGTTAATATTTTTATTTCGCTATCGCTTATTCTTTGCCACGCTATATCGTGGTTGTTTTCTGCGCTACCACCATTTACAAAAACAATTGTTTTACCTGAAGTAAATGGAGTTGCGCTTGAAGTTAATGAATAATCTCCACCTGAGTTTCTACTCCATGTTAATAGACCTGTAATTCCGTTGTTGGCTAAAACAGTTGCTGTTGGAGCTGAGGTTCCTGTCTGAGATATCAAAGCTGTATAACTATAAAAGCTTGTTGCTATATCTTCAAAAACTTTTCCTGTTGAATCAACTTTTAAATTATAAGTAATTCCAGTATTTTTACCAATAGTTCCGTTACCATATGCTCCTAGCACAATGTGGCTTGTGTATGCTTCAATTGCATTTAATCCTGTAATAATACCCCCTGCACCAATTACTACTTTAGCAGTAGATGGTGCGTTGTACTGCCCTATTACAACCTGACCTTGTACAGAGGTTGTATCATTTAGCTGCCATCCAAAAGCAAATGTAGGACTAGTGTCATTTAATTGTATATCTTTTCCTATTGCAACCCCCTGGCCAGTACTAATAGTAATTCCTGTTCCTATTGCAATTCCTCCTGAAGAAGTAACGCCATTGCCTGCTCCTAAAGCGATTCCTGTTGTTGCAGTAATGTCATTACTTCCTCCTGCAGTAAATCCTTGATTTCCTGAAACATTATGGTTTTGACCAAAAGCAGCTGCATTATTTCCACTAACTATATTGCTATTTCCTGTAACAAATGATTGCAATCCATTAGCAAAATTATTCAATCCAAATGACGTCGAGTTAGCTGCAGAAGACAAATTACCACCTCCTACAGAAAATGCATTTGGTCCTGAACTTGTAGTTTGATTTCCAAGTGCTACAGCTCTTTCTCCGCTTGCATTTGTAAGATTTCCTCCTGCAAATGAATTTAATGCAGACGCTACAGAGTTTTCTCCAAATGTAAATGAATTGTTTCCTCTAGCTTCAGTTGAAAATCCAAAAGCAACCGATTGAAGTGCTGTGGAAATATTTCCAGAACCTGCAGCAAATGCATTCTCAGCTAAAACCTCGTTATTTATGCCTGTGGCAAAAGTATTTTTATCTAGAACCTGGTTACCCTTTCCTGTGGCAAAAGCTCTCTCTCCTCCTGTTGCAATATTGTCTTGACCAAATAAAGCAGAAATATCTGCTCCTGCGTTTACTATGTTATTTTGTCCTGCAACAAAAGATGTAGTGGCGTTTATTCGATTTCCAGATCCAAAAATTGCAGAGCTTATTCCTGTGTAAATAATGTTACCTCCCCCTCCGGCTATTGAAGAAGATGCACTTACAACATTGCTATTACCGAAAGCTAATGAATTTGAATTGTCAACCCTATTATTATTACCAAATACTGCGCTATGAACAGCTGAAACAGTATTGGTCTTACCTGAAGCAAATGAGTAATCTGCTCCTGGAGATATTGTGTTTTGATATCCTGATGCAACTGAACCATCTGCTCCTGCCGTAGATGCATACCCTAAAGCTACAGAGTTTGGTGCACTTGCCGTTCCACCGAATCCAAATTTAACAGCGTTGTTTGCGCTTGCTGTTCCACCGAATCCAGATACAAATGAATTTACCCCAATGGCCTGTCCTTTTTCACCAATAGCTACAGATGATTGACCTGACGCAACTGAATCTTGACCTGAAGCAATACTATAATTACCAGAAGCTAATGTTTTATTTCCAAAAGCAGCTGACGCTAAAGCTGAAGCTTCAGTTGAAAGTCCGAATGCTGATGCGCCACCTCCACTTGCTAAAGTTAAAAAGTTAGCTGCCAAAGAGCCATTTCCAAATGCTGTTGTTGCAGACCCCATGGCAACGGCATTTGTTCCGTTGGCATAAGCTACTCCACCTAAATTAAAAGATGGGCCTCTGTTTCCTTGAGCGGTATCTCCTCCGTCTTGGGTAATAGAAAACTTATGATTTCCATACCCCTCAGTAAGCTGAAGCAATTTAGCATAAGTTCCACCTGTATTTGTTGCGATTAAAGGGTCAATTCTAGCGTCAAAATTAAATATGCCATTTGGCATATCTTGAATTAATTTTCTGCCTGTTAAACTATCAATAGTAGTTGTATCCCCTTTCCAAGTAGATAAAAAGTACCCTGCCGCTAAACTATTGTTTTGTCCGTTTAATGTAATTTGACTAGCTGTAGTTTCGCCTGCTGCAGGCTCAAAATTATCATTAGACTTTATGCTTGTTAAAGATAGCTGATTGCTTCCAATTATAATGTTTCCATTAACAGTAACCAAAGGATTGGTTATTGGGTTAGGATCTTGAGTAACTAAAGAGTCTCCAAGTATCTGAGTTCCCACCCAAAGAGGCAAAGTGTTTATTGTTCCTGAACCTGTAATAACAGGGCTGTTATCTATCTTAGCCCAAAATACATTTCCTGCATCACTTTCTGAAATGATCGCCCAATCTTGAGGCTCCCAATCAGTAATCCCACTTAAATCTGTTGTTCCTGCAACAGAGACAACCCAATACTTTCCTGTATTGCCAGGAATAAGAGATATGGCTTGTAAGTCAGGAGTGTTTGTATCTGCATTCCATGTTCCTTGAAACTCAAGGCCTGAGCCTTGATAATTTTGCCAAGTAACATTTCCGTTTGCGTCTGAAACTAATACTTGCTCGTTGTTTCCTACTTGATTGTTGGCATCATATACAGGCCCTAAAACAAGTATATCTCCAAGCAATGTTGTCTTTCCATTAACAGTTAGGTCTCCCACTAAAGAACTATCTGCACCTACTGTTAAATTTTTATTTATATTTAAGCTTCCCCCTGCGCCTCCATCACTTACATAAACAGTAGTTCCCCCAACAGCTGTTGGATCTGTTCCGTCAGTAGCAGTATCTTGATATATTAAAGAATTTACAAGCTTAAATGACTCTAATCCTGAAGTAGATTCGGTAAAAACGGGGAGCCTATAAGACACCCCGTCAAAAGCTTGATCAATTACAAAGTCAGCAATACCTTGTAGTGTAAAAGTTTTCGTCTGCTTTACAATCGGTGTTGAGTTTGCAGCTGTTCCAATTAAATAATCCGCTCCTTCAATTGGAGATTGATTCGGATATGATAAAGTATTGCTAATTTTTGCCATGTTATTCCTTTTCTTTTATTTCTCCTGTTTGTAAATTAATCACAGAGTTTTCTCCGTATTTTTTAAGAAGCTCTTCTTCTAATTTAGCGAACTCGCCTCTAATTACTTCAACCTTGCTGATGATAAAAGATTTTTGAATCTCTAAATCACCTAATTGTGTTTTTGCATTTACAAAATCAGAGTTTAATTGTTGTAATTTTTCTAACTCTTTTTCTTCTACTTTTTTCATTATTTTATATTTAAGTTAATACTGCAAAGGTAATCAATTATTCTTTAATTTTTTTTCGCTTTTATTTGTGCCTGTTGTTCCCCATTACCTTCTCAATACCTCGAGACCCGAAGTACGCTCCAACAATAAGTGAAAGCACTCCCGCCACACTATCTAATTCATAGTCTAAGTACCAACCAACTATGTATGCTACAGAAAAAAATACTAACGTAAGAGGTCTCACATTTTGAGACATCCACGAGGTACTTGCCATGTCTGCTGCCCATCTTTTACTAACCTCTTGCATCTCAATCATATCCATCTCTAAAAGCTTCATTGCTGTTTCTTTATCTTGCGGTGGAATGTCTGGGTCTTGATCAATAAGTTTTTTGACCATACCTAAAAGTCCTTTATCGGGCATAACATCTCCTATAGAGTCTAGTAGCCCTGATTTTCCTAACAAAAATTTTCCAACTTTCGTATCCTTAAATTTTTTTCTGTCTTTACTCATATCTTGCAGTATTCATTATATGCATCAAAACAAGGGCAAGCTTTTGCCGAAAACTCATTATGCCCATGAATAGTGGCCTTAGGGTGCAGCTTTTTTAATACACGCAAAAGTTCTAATAATGTGGCTATCTGTTCAGATGTTCTTGTGTCTTTTGGCGTTACACCGTCTTGCTCTACGCCACCTATATAGCAAATACCGATTGAGCCCTTGTTGTGATTTTTAACATGAGCTCCTGTTTCGGTTATCGGTCTTCCGTATTCAATCATTCCGTCTAGCCCTATAACATAATGATATCCTATTTCTTTCCACCCCCTGGCTTTGTGCCACTCGTCTATTGTTGCTGCTGATATTTCTTGACCTTCTTTAGTTGCAGAACAATGAATTATGATTTTATCTATTTCTCTCATAATTTATATTCCTATTTTCAACGATAACTATTAATATGATTTTGAAGCTCCTCTAAAGTAACTGTGGGCTCAAACATAATATTGCCCTCCCATGTAACTATGGGTTGGTTTTCTTTTTTAATAATAATAAAAGGAATCTTGGCAAAATTTTTTTTGATGTCACTATTATGATCCTCTAAGTATGCCCACTCTATGTTGCAGTTTCGAAGCTTATCAATATTAACTGCATTTTTTTTATTCCACTTTGCATTAATTTGCAATACGGTAACTGAATGTAATGTTTTTTTTGAGACATCTTTCATAGGTTGTTCTGAGGAAGCAAAAAGAGTTCCGATCAAAATCGCTAACAAAAGAATTAAAGTTCTCATCTTAATTTATTTCATACAGTCTTTCTTCAAGAAGTTTTAGTGTTTCTTTTATTTCGTTAATGTCTTCTTTAATCCCATCGACATCTTTCTGTGTCATCATTATAGTTTGACGAACAATTTCGTCTTTGTATTGATACTCTTGTTGAGTAATCACGGGCTCAGGCTTTTCCATCGCCAAAGCTATTTCTGATTTTAAGCTAAAATAAGTAGTGGCTAGACTAACAGTAAATCCAATAATAAGACTTATTGTTTTTGCGTCAAGTGTAAACTTTGTATTTTCACTAATTTCTGTCGCCATCACATTCAACTATTTCATATATCACTTCGATATCTCCAAGTGAAGTTGTTGTTTCAAAATATCCTACCATAGCGCAACTATCTCTCCTGCTGTTGTCCCTGTTGCAAATACTTGAATAACTTGTACAGGAAAAAATTGACCTGCATATACTCCTGTGAATGTAACATCGTCTCCACCAACTGTTTTGACTCTTACATTTCCAGGTGTTCCAATATACAGAACACAACCATTATTGGTTCCTCCTGTTACTGAAGGTATCTCATTAGTATCACTTGGGGTGACTAATAGTGCTCTACGACCTTGTAATTTTTGATACGCCATTTTTATTATTTATTATACGGAAACTGACGATTCAAAGAATCTCTTCGTTCTTGACAACCGCAGGGTTTCCCTGTTACTTTTTCATATACTTTTGCAACCTTATCAGCTCCAACTAATTTAGCAGCTTTGTGCACAGTATCTCCTAATCCTTTAGATTCCATTACTCTTTACATTTACACAGCTTGTTTGGACATGAATCCACTTTTGCTGTTAGTTTAACCAACAATGCATTCCACTTGCATAAAATTTTATTCCACAAGCTCGAAATCCATTGTCCTAATTTAATTAATGCCTTACCCATTTACTTTTTTATTAATTCTACAAATATACTAATATTTTCCTCTCCTATTTTTAGGACTTGACTTGGTGCTACCACCTGACCCTGCCCA